AAGACGCGGCAGTAACCGACCCAATGCTTTCAGCAGTCGTACCAATGATGCCAAACTCAGCGCTCAGCAGCTCACCAACGGAGACTGACAAATCGAGGCTATTTATCTTAGTTCCCGCATAAGTGAACGCTCTCACGGTCCCGTCGTTTCCTGGCCGACCGACCTGAATCGTCAAGCCCAACCCAAACGGGTCCGCCATCGTACACGTGTGGACAAAACTCCCTGTGGTTGCAACAGCGCCAAGCGCGTGCTTAAACAGGATCGCAGTGTTGTCTGCGGTCATGTCCATTGAGAACGAGCCCTCAATAGCTTTCTGACCTGATGCGTAACGATCGCTACGAAGCACACGATTGCCTGTGCGCAGTCCCTCAGACTCAATGCGCTCGATTGTTTGCGCAATCGACTCATCATTGAATTCATAAAAGCGTGTAGGCGTTACAGCGGTACCAACCGTTGATTCAATACCGATACCAATCTGTGCTGCCAAACCTGACCGAATAGCCATTACTTAGTCTCCTTAGTGGCCTTCGCGGCCTTTTTCTTTGGTTGCGCGGCCTCAAAGTCAGGTCGCTTTAGTAGCTCTGTTGCAAGCTCAGCGGGCACGTCAACAACACCGTCGCGCTCCACCTGAAACTCAATTTCGTGATGCGGAATGTAGATTTGTGACTGCGGCCCCACGTATTTAACTTTCATTAGATCCTCGCTGCTGCCTCAACGCCGAGCGTGAGGATTGATTGCCTTGCCGTGTCGCCCGCAAACTCTTCAAGATTAAAAGGCGCACTGAGCTGCGCGATACGCACCGTGCCACCAACCGTAGGATTCGCGCGCAGATAATCCTCGAGCTCAGCTGCCAGGGCAAAGCACCTTTCGGTGCATTCCTGCTGCTGATTGCCCTCCCGAACGACGCTCACGTAAACGTCAAGCGTGTACGTTTCTTCCTTCGTTAGCTTCCCTAGTGCTGCGAACTCTTGCGAGCCACTAATGTCTGCAAGCGCAATGAACTCGCGCGGCCCCGTAATTGGTGCGCCATAAGACACCGTTACATCAGCCAGGTCACCATTAGCGGCCAGGGCGGTGTAAAGCGCTGCTTTGAACGCTGGCGCAGTGCTCTTATACGTCGCGGTCGTCACAACAGTCCAACACGGCGGTAAGGACTCAGCAAGCGAAGCGCGGCGGCCGGCAGAGCGTAGTTCGTTGGGCGATCGGGCCCAAGCTCACGCGGATCACTCAACACATCACCAAGATCGAGGTTTACGACATCGCGGCGCATCGCTGCGGCAACGGAAACGACGCAAGCCTGCTTCACGTCAACAGGAATTGCGGCCGGCCCGTAGGTGCCAACGATCGTGACGCGCGCATAACCAAAGTACCTGGCCGAGTCGCTGTTCCACAGGTTCGCTTCCTGACTACTAAACTGGACTGCTGAAAACATGCCGTCATGATTCGTTACAGGTTGCGTTTGATAATCAGCGGCAGTAAGAACAAGAGCCGTTTCGTCAGCATGAAACGTGATTGACGTGACGGTTCGAAGATCAAAAGGAACAAGCGACAGCACGTAATAGCCGAGCGGCAACTTAAACACGCGCGTAGCGGTGCCGACAGGGTAAAGCTCGCGCTGCGTGTACTGCTGAATGGCTTTACTGACCGCAGCGATCGTCGTAGTAATCAGACTGTCGCGCGCCGTGTCAGCAACAGGCAGCTCGAGGAACGCCCTGGCCTCAGCAAGCGTGCAAAGGTCACCAACCGCCATTACTTACGCGCCTTCTTAGGCACACGCTTCTCAGCACGCTTCGCAGGCGTCACACCCTTAGCGCCGAGCAGACGCAGCTGCTCATCAACTTGCTTAACGCGATCGGTAAGGCCGCGTGACTCAAGGCCGGCGCGTTCACGAATTAGTGCTGCGATTTGTTGCTGGCTCATAGCCAACTCCTTTAAATCTTGTTTCAAGCGACGGCAGGGAATCAAACCCTGCCTAAGCCCACGCCACGTAGTGGCAATCAGGGCGCCGCAGCCAACCTTTAGAAGGTAGGCGTGACCAAGCCCGTACCGGACACGATCGAGGTGTTCACACCGACGTAGCGCTCAGCTGTCAGCGCAACGTAGTTGTAAAGACGGAAGCGAACAGTCGCTTCAGCCGAGAGTGTTTCGCGGAATACTTCGGCCTTCGGCGTACCTTCGAAAAGGTAAGCGTCAGCGAAACGCGAAATGATGATGATGTCCTGATTCGTTCCAGCGCCAGTGTTGGTGGCGATGTTCGGATCGAGGTACACAGGCAGGCCGAGAATGTTTCCGGCAGGCCCTTCAGCAACAACGTCACCTGACGTACCAAACGTGTTCATTGCTTGCGCAGTCGGAACAACGAGAGGACGCAGCGAACCATCAACACCAGCACAAAGTGCATAGAACCTTCTTGGGTGCATGACGATTGCATCGGCAGGCAGGAAGCGATTAGTCGCAACCTGCTGATTGCCGTCAGCGATCTTCGCAACAGTTTCAGCAGCCGTAGGGCTCGCATCCGTGTACGTGATCGTGTTAACGGTGTCAGCGTTCACAAACCCTTCAAGGGTTCCTGAACCACCGGTGCCGTTGATGACAGCGTTACCAACAGCCTGCGCGTGCGATGCGGCAAGATCAGCGAAGACGACCTGATCGAACGCAATTGGGCTCTGCTCGACGAGCTGAACCGAAACATCCTGAATACCACCAATCGTCGTGACCGGAGTCGTGACGGTTGCCGTTACCAGGTTAGTTTCCTGCAGCGCACTGTTCTGCGATGCCTGAGCCGCGTTAGCGGTACCAGTCGTGATTGCTGGGAAGTTGATCGAGTCGGTGCCACCAGGCAGAGCGAACTTCGAACACAGATCAGCAGTAATACGGCCGGCACGTGCCTTAGCAATGTACTCATTGACAAGGTACGCAGGCGGCACGAAATCGCCACCACTTGTATCAGTAGTGTTGATGTCACGTGTTGCCAGTGCATGGCCGGAAAGGCGATCAGTTGCTTCACGATCACCCTTCGTCTTGGACAGGTACAGGTCACGGAAGTACGAAAGCTCAGGGCGATCGGGCCGGTAAACCTGCTCGTTGCTAATGACCTCAACCTTGACATCGGCGATTGGCTTAACAATCATCGACTCGCGGGCCTCAATCAGTGCTTCACGCTGCTCAACAGCGTCAGCGGCGCGCTCAGCTACTTCGAGCTTGCCATCAAACTCACCCTGAAGGGCGTCGAGATCGGCTGATTCGTCAGCAGTCTCAATAGCCGCAGCAGCGGCGTGCATTTCCTCAACCGCAACATTGTGCGCGCGAGTTAGTTCATCAATCGAACTCATTAGAGTCCTTTCGAATGGTTATGAAGGGCAGCTTTGGTTTTTGCCTTAGCTGCTTGCAGGTTTTGGATAGCCTGCCGACCGCCAGTATCTGACTCGACGGTCCCGCCAGCATGTTGCTCGACGGAATCACCCCCAACCGTTTCCGGCTGCGAAGTGTCCAAAAGATTGTTAGGGATTAGCCCCTTGTCAGCTGCGGCACGTAGCAGTGCGCGAACAGCCTGCACATCAGTTTGCGGATACGCGCCGGCGGCCACAACACTCACGTCATACAGGCCGTCAATGCGATGCACGGTGCGCGTAACAGACCCCGCATCATCAACGCTCCACGTGTCGCCACCCTCAGGGATAGTGAACGCGAAACTCATTTGATCAACGAGGCCAGACTTCAGCTGCACAGCCAGGTCTTTCGCGTAGCTCAAACGTGAGTCGATGCGAGCCCACATTCTTAGGCCGCGAATGTCCTCACCAAGCTCAAGCGTGCCATTACGAGTACGCGCCAGCGGCAAGTCCATGTTGTGACCGATCACCAGGTGAACGTCAGGACTCGCGCCGAGCACGTCAGCAAACGCGCCTGGCTGAATGATCTCACGAAAGCCGCCGAGGTCATGGCTCATTTGATCAAAGACGGCTGCGTAACCCGTGACAGTTAGGTACTCAGCACCCATTGCTGATTCCCTAACCTCAAGTTTTACGGGGGCAGTGTGTCTATACGGATTCATTGGATCCTCTTCTTCTTCATCTGCCCCCGCAGCGTCGGG